AGCTTCCTCTTGCAACTGATGTCTGATTTGAACCGCAATAGACTCTATCTGCTTTGCCATCATTTTTTGTTCTTTTTGTAATTCAAGTTCCATTCTTTCAGGCAATATTTTTCCTTCCTCTACACCTTTCTTCAATTCTAAAGAAGTCTCCTTTAACTCTACCTGCATCTCAACTTTTTTCTGCTCTACAATAGTGGCTGCTTGCTGTTGAATTTGTTTTATCTTTTCTTTATCAGGAGGTACCTTATAAAAAAGATTAACAAAAGGAATCTTTTCTTTTTCATATAATTCAAAAAACTCTATAAGTTCATTTTCTTCCTCACTATACAAGGAATTATTCCCATTCATTTCTTTATATCCAAAATCATGTTGACTCATATCTTTATTTTTTTCAGAATAATCATCATATTCAGATTCATTAGAAGATGCTGCCATAATTTTTCTCTTGTTGTCAGGGAACAATTGGACTAGGTGTCCTTTAGGCAGTATTTTGCGGATGAGAATATAGGCAGCATCTCTAAATAAAATATCTCTTGATTTATTATCTACATATATATCAAATGGGTCTGGTTGTTTGATTACTACTTCACCCATACCATTGTCAGCATCAGGGTCTACAGTGACCATTAAAAATCCAAGTGACTTTGTTACGGAATCATTTATAGCATTTGAAAGTATTGTATCTCCATCAGATAAATTCCATATATAATCAGCTATATCAGAAAACACAGAAGCAATATCACTATCACTACCTTCTGTTCCAACAGCTTGCCATCTAGGAGATTTTGCTGTAGCATAAAAATTAAGCATTTCTACCACAGGAATAATTCTATTAATAGTAAATGTAGGCATACCTTGCTCTTCAAGAGCTATCTTTTCATCATAAGTCATCTGATTATCATTAGCAAAATCATATCCTTTTTGATTTACATATTCCCACTGAACTCTATTATCAGTTTTTGAATATTGATATAATTCCCCAACTCTTTCTGCTATCTTATCTTTTCTTTTTGCCATAATTCTCCGTTAATTATTACCCACATTACCCACAATATGTACACCTAAGTTGGAAACTAACAACGCCATATCGTCACCCTATGCAATAACCCAAGATTTAGCTTGGGGTCTCTTTTTAAAAAATCTTCTTTCTTCCTTACCTTCTTCGTGTATACCTACAGGTGGATTAGCATACTTGCACGCATAAGCTAATGCATCAATAGTATCATCATGTCCCATACGAGGACCAAAAGTTATTATTTCATGCTCTAAATCATACTGGTCTTTCTTTAAATGTATCTGACCAATAGCAAATCTTTGAGCTAATATCTCCTGTATTCTATCACGCTTACTCATCCTAGTTCCTGGCTTTTCCTCCTTAAATCGAACAGAGAAATCATTTCTCCTTCTAGTCTCTGCTCGTAACGCTTGGAATACAGGCTTAGACATTGTAGTATCTTCTACAATATACAAACTAGGGTGAAAAATATCTGAATAATCAAACATATAATCCACTATACCTTTATTCTTTTCTCCAGGAATACCCAAAACTGGTATACCACGCTTCCTTAAATAATCAAGTACATAAATATTATTATCTGAATCTACAGCTATTACCATTATAACACTATAGTCAGCATCTCTTCTTGCACTATCTGTAGCTGGGTCAACACCAGCAAAAATATTTACAGGTTTTAGTTCTCCATCTATATTCAAAAAGCATATATCACTTTCTTCGTCATACTGAAACTTACCTTCCCAGTATTGAATATGTTTTCTACTAAACATTGAGTCATCAGCAGACTGAACTTCCATCATATATTCTTGATAAAATTTATATGGCTGACCTGAATCTGCGTAGAACTTCTTTTTACGCTCCATTTCCTTTTTACCAAACCAGCTATTCCATAGCATAGTTCCATCATCCAAAATAGCTTTCTTAAGTACTACATCCCAAGAAAATTCTTCACCTTGTTTGACAGACTTTTCAAAATTGACAATGAGGTTATTAATGAAACTATCGTAATGAACAGGTGTACCATTAATCCTAAGCCTACCAGTAGCAGGTTCAAGAGCAGGGAAAACAACAGCCGTAATAAGGTTGCTGTTCTTAGCTCTAGCTTCTGGGGTAATGGTGTTATTCTCGTCCTCGAAATCATCAAGAATTACCAAATCATATCTTTTATGAAGTTTTGCACCACCTCTTATACCAGAGATATTAGACTTTGAAATAAGTTTACAACCATTTGTTGTTTCTATATCTGTTTCTGTCCATTTTGTGCCTTTTAAACTACCGAAATAATACAAAATTCTTTCATTAAACTCCAAATGATATTTAATATAATCCATATTACCTGTCGCAAGTTTAGCAGTAGCAGATACCCATCCATAAAAGAGTGGTTCCTTAGTAAAACAAAAAGCTTGCAGTATATCACATTTAGTAAGAACAGTCTTACCGTGACCTCTAGGTAATATAATAGCTACTTGTCTTTTTTCTTTATCTGTAATATTATCTGCAATCTCATAATGAAAGGGAGGAGTTTCAGAACGCATAAAGTCATCCTGCAAGAACAGCTTACCAAAAGCAATTAAATCTTTCGATGCTAACTGTAGTGCCTCCTCCTGTTTTGATACATTATGTTTATTAATATTTGCCACGTTTAGATTTCTTTTTTCCTTTTTTAGTTATTCTTTTCCCTGTTCTTTTAGCATAAGCCTTAGCTGCTGCCTTGCCTTTCTTTGAATATGAAAACTTCTTTCCACCTACCTTAGGCATTATTTACTCTCTTTCTTAGGTTCTAAATCATCTAATGTAATTATATCATCCATTTATTAATCTCCCGTCAAATTTATCTATTACTTGTTGAGCTAATTCGCTTCTCCAATGTTTGCATCCCTTATCAACTACCTTAGATGGTATTTCTTTCGGCTTATCCCACCATGAGCAAAGACCAAATGCATTAATACCGCCTTTCTTGCGTAACCCGCAATCCCAGCAATTACTCACTTTTAAGTTCTTTAGGTCTTTCAGCTTCTTCAATCATACTATCTGTAAGCCCCTGAAATTGAACTCCAGTAATCTGTTGCACCTTAGCTGAATTCTTATCTTCTAAATCAAGTATATCAGCCAATTTAAATAAGGCCTTTAATTTAGTATCATCCTTTTCAGCAGTTTGAGCAACTGTTTTAATATCCTCAAGAACCATCTTTGCATCTATCTCTAGTTCATCTAGTACAGGTTTTAATTCTTCTTTCACAGCAGTTTTTATCCTTTCTGTCCTAATTAAATTTACAGCCTTCATTCTAGCATATTGTTTATTATTAGTAGGGAAAGCCTTAACATATGCGTCTTCAGGTGTTAATCCTTGCCCTAAATAAGTAACAAACAATTCCTCATTAGCAGTCATCTTACGCCTATTAGCTACTACCTGTTCAGGCGTAGAATCTCCTCCAAAGGAGTATATATTAACCCTTCTATCTGTATCCATATAAGTATCTTTAAGTACTAGGAAGGTCCCTGTGCAGGTTCCTATATAAGCTCTTTCTCCATTCTTTCTAAGCATAGCTCCTTTACGTAGTATCTGGATAACACACTCATCATCTGTAAGTACCCATTCTCCTACATTACCCATACGCCAATTATTTACTATATTGACATGTGGGGGTACTTCTCTTTTACTTTCATATACAGTATGTTTAATACCCTTAACCTTGTAATATCTCACGCTTCTCCAACTTCATATAAAGAATCCATCATCCTAAAGTCTTCTTCATCAAAGTAATCCTCTAAGTAATCCCAACTACTGTCTATAGGGCCAGAGAATCCCTCCTTGTCTATAGTCTCGCATATGTATTCAACGCAATCCTTCTCCTCGTTGTAGGCTATCTCTAGCTTATATACTAAGCATCCCTTAGATAACTTCTTCTTCTTACTATCTATTTTACTTGACATATGATTCCCTTTAGCTATGTGAGCAAATCCTTAAGATTTGTGAACCACTACCTAAATAAGCTTACTGTAGCTTAATTACTGCTACAAATCAATTTAGTTAAAAATCAATTCAATATAAGTTATATACTTTTTTTTTAATAATCAATACTTTTTTTAAAAGCGTAAGTTACTGTAATACAAGGACTTATGAAAAAGACCAACTAGTCGGTTTAATTTGGTTAAGCAATCCTAAAAGGTTTGAAAAATTTGGGGATTTTAGTGTAGAGCCTAATTTACCAATGGGGACACCTGCAAAGCAATTTTTTTATTTGAAAACTCGTTATTTTTCATTTCATATTTGCTTTGTGCTTACTTACAACTTACATAGAAAGGACAGTCTTATGTCAAACAAAACATTTACTCCTATAGTCTCTGAATCATTACTCTCTGAACTTGATTGCTTTTATGCCTACCATAGAACTACCAAGCAAGCAGACGGCACATCACGAGATTACATTGTGCTTACCTCTCAACCTCAATCAGTTACTATGCTTGACGGTGTTGAGGTGCAAGCATCATTTCGTCCTCCAACCTACGAGAAACCATCCAATATTTATTTAGAGGTTTCTGTAGATACTTTCAAATCCTTGATAGCACAGAATGATGACTCAAACATCTTTTGGTGCAAACAGGGATACAATGGGGACAACCATACTATCTTATCAGAAAAGAAATTTGCAGAGCATCAAGCACATTTCAACCCTGCTGAATAGTTACCATTTAGTTCCAATTAGTTCCAATTTAGGCTCTCTTCTTTCATTAGTTGAGAGCCTTCCTTACTATTGTGTTCGTTCGTTCCTCACTTCACAGTATCATTGATAGAGCGCATAAACGAACAATTAATATAAATAAACGTCAACCAAACAAGGAGACACAATGAGTTACGAGCTTAAAAAGATATTTGAGAGCTATAAACACTGGGTATTACACATTATTATGTCATTTGTGACACTTACCCTTGCTTTCAGTTTAACAGCCTTATTCTTCCGATTAATACATTGGATATTTACATATTAATAACTATCACGAGCCTGTAATAGAACATAGGTGCAACACACTTGCAGACACCTGATTTGTTCGTTGGTTATATAGTTATACTTTCGTGCTAAGCATCACAAGAAACTGCTTAATATTTAATCAGACATAGCTGATAATCTTTATAATGAGGTTCTTGGAAACAAGTTAAAGGATGACCCGCCATCATTATTTAGTAGATATGATACACTAATAGTTCCCACTAAGACTGGGCTGTGTCAAGCTTATCGTATCAGCTATTGTACTTATAAAAGAATTCGTAAGAATCGGCAGTATCATGTCGTTAGGATAAGTATCGCAAGATACCCAAAGTGATGGTTGAGACACAATCATTGCGCTATTTATAGTCCATAGATACAAGCCTCTATGTATGTAATCTCGAAGGCAAAGAGAATATGTATCATCAAGATGGTAATTGATGTGAGTCTGGTAACAGACAATAAGATAAGGGGTAGGAATAATAGCTTGAGTGTGAGAGCAAGAGCGTATTCCAATATTAGGGTTAATCCTTTAGTGATAAAGGGCGACACCTGAAATATCATAGATTATAGTATCTCAACTATAATTTGTAGTGTTAAGCGTAGTATTTACTATCTTAATAAGATAGCAAGCTACTCTGTGAGCGACTTAACATATCGACCGTTGTCACTAAAAAAAGATAACTACGTAGGCTTGACCTACGGAATTGAAAAACAGCCACAGTGATTAGGAGCAAAGGGCTCTAATCCTCTGCACTTCGGTGAACAGAGGGCATGTTTCAATCCCTCAAGGGTGACATGTTTAATGGTGAAAGCACTAACTGGGTGGGCACATTCAGATAGCTGTAATTAACCGTTGAGATAACCTAATCATTAAGAGTGACAGTCTATAACTGTTGAGCCTGCTAGGATACTTATGGCAACATGAGTGGATAAGGACAAAACCGTTTACGGAACGTAGTCCTAAAGTCTTAGCATTAAGAGTGTAATCTCAACTCTAACATTTATATACTTCACGAGTTAATGCGAGCGGTTCACATACATACGAGTAATGTGTCGTAAGTGTATTAGCGTGAATAATACAGCCTGGGCGTGAATGGCTTAGCTGTATAATAGTTGTGGGAGCTTCTATTATATATACGTGAGTTCGATTCTCACCACGTCCACAAATTTTATTTAATCACGAGTAAAAGGAGAAAACAATGAGCAATGTAATAGTATGCGATATAGATGGTACTGTCGCTTTAATGAAAGGTAAAAGAACACCTTTTGAGTACCATAAAGCAATGTTTGATGAGCCTAATCAAGGAGTTATTGATGTATTATGGGCTACAAGAGCTTTCTATGAAGAAATGCTTAAAGAAGAAGTAGGTATTATATTTACTTCAGCAAGAGAAAATAAAGCTTTATTAAAGGATGAATGTGGGTTTTCTGATGTTGCAGAACTAACTAAAGCTTGGGTAGAGAGATATGTAATGTCTGAAGGTAATCCAAAATATATCTTTCGTAAAGCAGGTGACTATCGTAAAGATGCCTTTGTCAAGTTCGAGATAGGTAAGGAAATACTTAAAGAACATAACATACTATGTGTCTTTGATGATAGGAATCAGGTAGTTGATATGTGGCGTAATGGTTTAGAGTTAACATGCTTTCAAGTAGCAGATGGTAATTTCTAAAGGTAGCGGGGATATATAGCAGACGAGTGAAGTGGTCTCACGGTTGGCTCATAACCAACAAATTCAGGGTTCGATTCCTTGGTCTGCTACAAATACCATTAAACATAAGATTGCTACCCATATACAAAGGAATTGGGTCGTATGATGTCATACGGAATAAAGAATAAAATGGTATCATGTGACGACATGGTGTAGATATACAGACTTTCTTATGTGTCTGTATATTGAAAAAGATTTAACTAAATAGGAGGCGTTCCTATGAATGACCGAGTCAATGATGTCGAAGCACAAATATTAGCTTTGCTTGATATAGTTAATGATAATTATATCCAAGCAGTTAAACTGGTATGTGACGACATTGAAACAAGAGAGTCTGCCAGCAAAGATTTATAGAACTGTCTACGGATGGTATGGCTCGTGATAAGAACTAGGGGAGTAGAATATATTAGAAAATCAAACAGCTAACTGCTTCCCAAGTTCTTCTAACAAGGAGGTAACAATGTCATTACATATTAAAGATGTGTACCAACTAATGAATACATTAATTGAAGCGAGAGATATTTTAAAGGCAATAGACATGAAGAGAATTGAATTAACAATAAGTAAAATGAATACAATTATAAAGGAGAGTTGTGAAGAATAAAAAAAGAATACATGAATCCTTGATAACTGTTCAAGGTGAGATAATAAACACTAATTGTCCTGAATGTGATGGTGAAGGTGTTGGCTTTATAGATAACACACATGCAAGAGGTGGTGAAATGATACCACAACTATGTAGTCTTTGTAAGGGTGATGGAGTAATTACAGAAAATGTAATAGAAAGAATAGAGTATGATGAAGAAGGATTTCAACACATAATATTTAAACAAGGAGATGAGCCATATGATAGCAATAGGAAATGATGAACCTTGTCCCTTTTGTAAGGGTAAGGATAAGTTTGTAAACACACCAGATAATAACTTTGTAGACCATATAATGAAAGAACATCCAGAGGATATGGCTACATACTTATTTGGTATGAGTAATAAAGGTATGTAAATAATTGAGAGTGTTAATAACGGGAGTGATGAGCTGCATTAGCGAAGGTCCTGGAAATGCTTAATACTCTCATACTTTTAAATTGAGAGTGAGGCGATTTCGTCATAAGCTGAACAAGCTTTTAAAAAGAAACAGAATGGTAGATAGAGACATACTAGACAGTCCTGTGCGAGTTCCGTGACGAGGAACATGGCCTGCTACCCACTCTCATACAATTAGGGTGATGTGGATTAGTCGCATTTACTAATACCCTACTCACAGCCACGGTGGAATTCCGTGGCAAACTTTTAGAATTGAGTGTGATTAGCGTCACATTAAATAGTTTATGTTGGACAAATGACCCACGATGTTAATGAATTATGGTCCTAGGACATAAGGATAACCTATCACGAATATGCTACAACACATAAACAGGATGAACTTAAATAAAACTAGCCAATTGAGGCGGTACTTATTTGAGCAGTCTTTAAGCCTTGATAAAGGCAACCCACAGTTGATTCCTTCTAGACTGGCTGTGGACTAGATTATATAAAGAATTACAGGTAGTTGCCGTAATGAACTGCAGACCCTGTAATAACAGCTGGATTAGGGATAATCAAGCGATGACAAATATAAACTGAGGGTTCCTATTTAGTAGTGAGGAGAAATATATGACGAAACTACTTAGGAATGGAGGGAGAACAGTCGGAGCGATAGTTCGAGGAAAAAGTGTAGGTTTATATAAACTAACTAAATAAGGAGAATCATGAGCGAATTTAAAGGTTGGGAAGAAGTACCTGATGAAGATTTATGGCAAGACGGAGAATTAGAAACAGTTGGTGTCGCTATTAAAATATATTCTAAGGTATGTAGATTAGGTGAATGGAAATTAATAAGGGAGAAATCATGAGCAATAAAACTAAAGGTTATACTGACTGGACTGAAGTAGCTAAAACGGTTATGCAAGGTAAGAAAATTGTAGATGTAGGATATATAAGTAAGGACGAAGCACTTAACTATATGTGGAACTCACGAGGAATATACTTTATGTTAGATGATGGAACTAAATGTATAGTTATGAGAGATGATGAAGGTAATGATGCTGGTGTTCTTGCTTATGTAAATACAG